AAAGTAATCTAGGTTTATTATTTTCTGCTAATATAGGCATACCATAAAAATGTAGTGCCATTAAAACGTCTTCAAAAAATACATCTGCAGTCTGAGGTCTAGCAACATATTCTAAAAAGAATAAATTAGCTGGGCCGTCCATAGTAAATTTAGTTAAACCATGAAGAGCACCTTTAGAACCTCTACCGTCTACTGTTCCTGATATATCATAACTATCACAACCAAAAGCACCCATATGTTCATTTGCTGGGTATTTTTTACCATGTTTTATAATATATCTATTTTGTTGATGCCTGTCTGGCACCCATGATACTAAAAATCTACCTTGTTTACTAGGTAAAAACTGTACGCTTGTATCTTTAATTCCATCTTCCCATTGAAAATTACCCTGAGTTAATACTCCTGAGTGTTTTAAATCTTCATTGTAATCTATTTGTTCATAGATTTTTGTTAAATTAAATAGAGATTGTTTAGTTTCATCTCTGAACGCGTGTTTTTCAGTACGTGGAAACTGTCTATATAATTCATTTAATGCGTCTGGATCATTCTTAAGACCTTCTACTTCATTCTCCCAGTGTTCAATGACACCGATTTCAATCTTTTGACCATCGATGCCTTTAGTTTCGGATTTTGGAGTTTCAAAGACAGGGTATCCATAAGAATCAATGTATCCTTCGTAGTTCCATTCCATAGGTATGAACAAAGAATATAATCCTGAGCTAGTCTGTCCATTGCGGTTTCTTCTGGTAACATCTGAGTCATAATATATTTTCTTGTAGTTTCTACCACCTTTATCAAGAGCATTGCTCGTTGAGCCCATCATACATTTACCTATAATTCTACTACCTAATCTTAATGTTGTTTTTGTTACTCTCCAGTTATTAAGAATATTTTCAGGTTTTTCCCATTTACCCGCCTCATCATGTACAAGTAGCGCGAGTTTCTCACCATCATAGGAGTTGTCTCCCGTGTTTTTCCAGTCAATGGTAGTATCGAGTCCAATAATTTCTTCAAGCTGTTCATTGCTGTCCATTTTTTTCCTAGTGAATCTCGACGCTGGAACTCTGTAGGCCAGTTCTGTTTTCGGCCTGTCCATACCATCTTGAATCGGTTTGAAGAAAAACGGGTAGTTAACTGAGATTGGTACGATTTTATCAGTGAACATTTTTTTAGCATCTGCACCTGATTTTGACAACACACCGAATCTAGCATCGCTCGATATTGTGGCCATGTTAACAGTTTCGCCTGATGCCATAAAAGAGAATCCAGATCGTCTGTTTTTAAGATAACACATTCCGTACGATCTTTTATCTGCTTTGCAAGCTTCCCAGAATATGAAGAATAATCTATTTGCTTCTCTAAACTCTGCTCGCCCAACATCAATCTTTGACCATTGGAGATACATGTAGTGAGTACCAGTAATATAGGTAGGAATACCTTTGTTATAAAACCAGAAACCTTCTTCACGTCTTTTAAACTCGTTATCAATGTAGTCATGTAAACTTTCTTTAAATGTTTCAGGATAAGCTTTCCAATCAAATATAGTTTTGATTTTTTTTAATTCTTTTCTAGGTTCAAATACTTCCCAGTATTGTTCTAGTTTTTTGTCAGATCTTTTATATGGTTTATCTACTAATGGTAATGCTATTTGTAGATTTTGGATTTCATATATTTCACCAATTTGACCAGTTTTTGATATAACGATAATATCATATTCTTTATTATATCCATATTCCCATTTTTTATATCTGTTTAACCTTTTAATTACTTGAGGTTTAATAGGTTCAACTATTTTATATAATGTTTGTTTATACATTACTTAGATCTTCTTTCTGCAAACCCACTAAAAGTATTTTCTTTTTTTTCTGTAGGTTTATTATCTAATATATTTTCTTCTTCTTGAATACGTGTTAAAATTTCAAAAGCATCAAATATAGCTAGCTTTTTAGTAGCAGCGGCATTTTTTAATCTATCTGCCGATATATCATCTTCGGAATCTACAATAGGTTCTTTTGCAACCTTAATTAACTCCTCAACTGCTTTTTGCCCAGCTTGGATTATATTCTTTTTCGTTTCCTTGACGTTCATACTTAATTACAATATCATTAGATTTCATACAGTAAAGACGCTTGTTATCTACTATAAAGTCATATTCTCCAAATGGAGTATAACCCACAACGTCTCCCTCGTTTATTTCTAGCGCTTCTAACGCACTATTACCATATTTTAATACACCAATAAGGCTTTGCTCTAAAGAAGTGTTTATTTCATCATTATTTTTTAGTGGTGCTATAAAGCATCTATCACCAAAAGACTTCCATTTATTACTTCTTTTATATAAATATATTTGATCTAGTTGGACAAAATATAAATTATCTTTAAAATAAGACTTACTGTTTTTTTCATTACCTCTAATATCATAAAATCTTCTAAAAACATTATGATGAATCATTACTAAATCACCGGGTTTTACATTTGTTTTATATGCTAAAGGTACTGAAATAACTTTACCTATGTTATTTACAGATTTATAATTATCTAGCTTAGTATTAATTATAAGGCTTGTGTCACCTACTTTAATTGTATTATTATATCGCTGACCGTAAGGTTCAACGATAAAATCAAATAAACTGTTCATTAATACTCTAAATCGTACTCAACGGATATTGCCATGTTAGAATTAAACTTCTTCCACGGCAATACCTCATCGTTTTTTTTGATAAAAATATTATAAGAATTGTCTTTTTGCTCAGCTATTATGTGTGATATAACATGACCACCATATACTGACTGACCAACAGAATAATGCATGGCATCGGTTTTATAATCAGAACCAATGCTGATTTTTCTGATAACTGATGACATTATTCTTCTTTTTTATCTTCGTCTTTTTCAATTGGCTCATACGTACCATCAGCTAAATTAATATTTACTGATCCATACTCTTCTTCAAGTTCTTTTTTAAACTCTTCAGTAGATTTATTAACCTCATGAAATTTCGCTAATACTGCGGTTTTTTGGACTTCTAAGATGCCTGTTTCATTTAAAAGTTGATTTAACTCTTTTTGAAAGTCTTGAATCTTTTTTAATTGGTCTTCTTTGATTTTGTTTGGTTCACTCATTTTAATTGAATTTAATTTATTAATTTTAGTTATTAATATAGTTACACGTTTTATTTACTTTTTAAATATACTTGTAACCTTTTCTCCACTTCGTCCTCCGAAATAGGCTAGAACAACAGCCATCATAACTTTTTCAAACGTATCGTTCCAGTTATCATGTATTGTAAATGGTATACTTTCTACGCTATCTAATATACCTGCAAATGAAAATATAACAATGCACCATATTAAAACCATAGGGCGTACATTTTTAGAAAGCCATGAATCTGATTTAGAATCCGCCTGCCACCTGGAAGTTATTGCTTCCATTTCTTTATTTTGTTGTTCGTGTATTAATTGCTGTAATTTAATTTTGTCATCAGAGCTTACATCTGATTTACCTATAGCTGCTATAGCTTCTCCTGGTGAAGTTACTCCTTTAAGTACATTCCCTAATGTAGGGTTTACTATTGAAGCAGCACCAAATAGAAGTTTACCTACAGTACTTTCTGCGAATTTCTTTTTAGGTTTTGACATATTATCTATTTTGTTTTCTAATAGCCTTTATCTCTTCTCTTTTAAGCTTTTTAACTCTTCTTTTAATTTTTCTTTGGCTTTTATTATCTGTTTCTGTAATTTTACCTTCATCCATTAATTGGTTTGTTGCCTCTTCTTCTCTAATTTGATCAGGAGTGTCTGTTGTACCTCCAAATGTTGATTTAGAATTTTTTTGTTTCAAAGGGCTTTTTGCCATAAATGGTGAACTAAATTTACTCATAATTAACTATTTTTATACGCTTCTTTTTCCCATGGAAGATTTTTAGCACCTTCACTCATTTTAGATCTGGGATAAATTTTACCTTTCCAGTAAACATTTTTATCATCATAATCAAGATCACCTCTTTTCATTTGATTTATATGCACGTTTTCGTGATTAATAATATCTTGTTCTTGTAAAGGTGATTCTACATCTTTATTAATTAAAATGCTCCCGTTTCTATCAGCTTTACCTAATACACCATCTTCTAACGGCACATGATAAACAGGTGCGTTGTTAAGAGAATATGGAGGGTTGTTAAGTTTAAATGCCATTAGTTTTTTGGAAACATTTTGTTTAAAGTTGTTTTTCGTTGCTCGCAGCCACAGGGTATATTTAAACCCTGTGAAACCGCGTCAACAACTTTTTTAATTCCAGTTGCTTTAGTAAACTTTTCTATGTCGTCGCCTAAGCCCCTAGATTTCATTACGATACTACGATAGCTGAAATACTAATACCTGAAGGGTTTTGTACTTTAGCTTTTACACCACCTGGATTAGCAGTTAGTGCGTAATTAATTGCGTCTCTCATTGAAGGGACAGTTCCCGTAGATGTATGTGTAACTGTGATTAAATCAGCTCCAGCTGGACCAGCGTTTAAAAAGATCTTAGTTGAAGTTCCTGAATCTGCTTCTACATACAAAATGTTTTCTGCGTTAATGATTAAATCTCCACTGTCTAAGCCAGCAGCAGATGAATCAAGTGAAATGTACTTTGCCATAATTTTGATTTTTGATTTTTGTTAATGATTGTTGTTAATGTTTATATGGTGAGTTTTATACAGACTCTACTGTTGTGGTTTTTTTGGACCTAAAACTGCTACTTTTGTACCTTCTTTAATGCATTCACCTCTGTGCATTACAAAGCCTGGTTTACATTTTAGTTTTTTTTCCATTTTCTTCTTTTTAGGATCTTCTTGATTTAAAGGTCCTCTCATTTCAGCTCCTTTTGACATGGTTTTCATTATTGCTTCAGAGTTATCTTTTGCTACCTTTTTTAAAAATTTTTTTGTTTTTTTTGAAACTTTTTTATCTTCTTTTTTTGATGCAGGTGATGCAAATTGTTCAAAGTCATTTTTTTGAACACCAGGTATACCATTATGCATTGGATCCATTTTATAAATTCCTGAATCACTATGTTTTCCTTTTTTATCTAATGGTCCACGCATAGATACACCCATTTCAAATGG